TTCTTAACAGCGCCGCCTCCCATCATACGTTTAGCGCCTGTTTTCTTAACAGCACCACCGACCTTCATTTTAACAGGTGACTTAGATTTTTTTAATTTTTTTCCCATAGCTAATGTTTTTCTTTGAGATATTGTTTGTTTTACCACTTTTAAGCCTCCTATATAATTCGTTTCTTTTTTCAAAAATTTGATCTAAATTATAACTACCTTGATCTCTATTATAATAAGTTGTTTTTTTTAATTTTTCAGATGTTTTATGTAATAAACTTAATCTTTGTATAAAAATAATACCATAAGCTTCTTCTGCATTTGTTTCAAAATCGTTGTTTTCTATAATTTCATTTGATTCTGTTTCAGGGTGAAATCCCATTAAGTAAATGTCTTTATCTATAAAAATGCCGTCTGCTATGGCCTCATTTAAATCTTCTAAATAAGCATGAAAAGCTTCTTCATTTTCGTTGTAATTAAAATCAATTAAAATAACTAATTCAAATTGATCATCATAAGATGAAATTACAGAATAAAGAGGTTGAAAAGAATCGTCATATTTAAATAAAATGCCAACTTTTTCATCTTGCCAAGCTTTAGCTGCAAAAGGACACGGAGGAAAATTATTATATGCTGGATTAGGCTTTTCTAAAGCATGTAAAGACCAAGCCCGTATTTCCTCACTAACTTCTTTTTCAAGCCCGGTGTAGAACTCCATACTTACCTCATACTAATTAGTACTCTTTTGTACAAGTTATCGTAATTGCATACGTTTCCCCATCTGCGGCACCTACGGTAGTTAATTTTATGTCACCTGTTTTTCCTGTACCGGCATAATTAGGTAAACCACCTATAGCACTATAATCTAACGTGTCTGAATAATTAGGGGGTAATTCAGCAACAATAACGTCAGTTGTAGCATCAAAAAGTAATTTTACACCCATGCCTACCGTTGTAAAAACAATGTTTTGTATTCTAACACCTGTACAAGTATCGCCGTCGGCACTAGTAGCTAGTGCCGAAACGTCAATTTTAGTAACAGCATCTTCACCCGTACCATCACTAGTATTAGTAAGGTAAAAAATAGCGGTTCGACCACCGTCTTGTATGGTGCTTACATTTACTGCGTCTGCCATCTTTAACCTCCTTATTTTTCTTTAATAATACCTTGTAAAATTAAAGACTTATATTCAGCACTTCCTTCAGGAGGAAGTTCTGACTTTTTAGGTTTACTTGCTGTTTTTTCAAATTCAGCATTTTCTTTTTTATCAACCATTGATTACTCCTTATCTGTTTTGAGCAGCAAGCAGATAGTCAATAGTCATTGACTTAGTTCCGGTAGCTGAACCAGAAAGTTCCATTGCACCTATAGCAAGATTTTCATTATCAGGAATATTAGCAGTGTGTGTAGCTACTTTATTTCTGTTTACAAAGAACTCTACACTTCCAGTGCTTTTTACATGAAAACCAAGTGTTACATACGTTCCACTTTCAATGTCTACACCAGAATCAGTGGTAGTTGCTGTACCATCTTTTTCAGTAACGCAATCAATATTGCTATCGCCATCGTCTACTTGAAAAACAATTCTGTCAGCGGCTGTTAACATAGCTTCGGGATTAGTTGCAAAATTTACAGTTAGACCAACACAAACATCCATCGCATCGCCTTCTGCATCTGTAACAAACAACTTGGTTTCAAACCAAATGTCACGTCCAGAAGATACTGCAAAAATCTCGTTACCCTGTACAGAAGCGCCATCATTGTCTGTAGTAGCTTGCGAAGTCAAAACTAATGTACCATTTTCAGCGTCTGCGCCTAGTGCAGCAGTAGCTGAACTATCTTTTACAACTGTCCAATCATTAGTGTTATCTAAAGCAACCCCAGTAAAATCATCCATGTAAGTAACATAGTCTGGGTTTTGAGAAGCAGGAAGATTTTCAAACCATTGTCTGTTACCGTCTTTACCTGCATGTAGAATAGGGCCAGTAAAATGAACTGCCATAATAAAAACTCCTTCTTACCAAAGGTTTCGCCCTAGAGTCTTGGTAAGCGTCTGCTGGGTCAGTCGCTAGGGCTAATTATACCCAGTTAAAGTTGGGGGCCAAAAGGCCCCCTTGATACTATGCTCCGGGTGTTCCAAAAACACAGCGCCAATCAGAAACTCCGAAGGCATATCTTTCACGAGCTTTGAATCTCATGTTGCCTGTATCGAAGTCACCTTCCATAGCGGTGCGAATTGGAGTCCTGTTAAACAACTTAAAGCCATTTGGAGCATCAGTTTTAATGAAATATGCGTCCGTGTCAGTGAGGAAGTGGTTTACCACCGCACCTTCTGGAAGCATTCCCATGCTTTTCATAGCGTTAAGATCGTTGTCCGCAGTACCCGAACGTAGCGTTGAGTTTAATACTCTTTCTGTAATAAACTGAAGTTCTTTAGGAATAATTAATTTCATTCCACGAACAGCTACTTTCAAACCTCTTTCATCCGTAAATCCAGCAATAGCAATTAACATAGACTCCAAAGAAGTCTCGTTTAAATCTGCTGCTGTGCTTAGAATGTTGGTTTGATTTCCGCTTAATGACGGATGAGAAGAACTACATAAAGAAGCTCCATCACCTATAGCAGAAGCACCTGCTGTAAAAGCGTTGTTCAATATTGCAGCAGCCTTAATTTGCTTTGTTTGCGACATTGAACGAGCTAAAGCACGGGTATACCTAGAAGCTAATTTATCATACAAATTATCTTCTATTGCTTCTTCTGTAATGCTAAAAGCTAAAGCAATGGTTTCCATTGTATAACGTGCTGTATATGTTTCTTGCGCGTCATCAAATGAAATTGAACCACCTTCGCTTTTTACTGGAGCAGTTCCAAAACCACTGAGCATAACTTCTTCTTCAAATGCTCTATCAGAACTTTCTTCATCAAATATTTCAGCATGTTCTGCTTCATATCTGTCATATTCCAGCCCAAACAAGGCGTTAAGGCCGGGTTCTAACTCTTTAGCGAGTTGAGCGCGTGATATAGCCATCTACTAACCCTCCTTAAATGCCTGTACTAGTCGCGGTAGATTGTGAATCATACCTTGACGTAGTTGCGTTAAAATGTGCGTTCAAACGAACAATCAACGGAATGCCCGCTGCTGAAAAATCGCTATTAGCTTCGTTATCAACAATGCCTACAATTCGCAAACCTAAAGTTGCTGTTGTAGCAATAGATGAAACGCTAAGTGCGGAGCTTGAACGACCTGTATTGGTTGAACCAGAACGTGCTGAAGTTCCCAAAGATGCGTTAGCAAAAACAGCAGCTTGCGCTGTTGCTTTATTTGTTAAAGAAGCATCACTAGCTACTTGAAATAGCTGATTTGGATTATCAGCAACAAAAGCTTTGACAGGATGATTCGTGTCAACACTTACGTTGTTTGATCCGGGCCAATAATTTGAAAATCTAGGCTTTCCTAGACTTGAATCTACATACTCTACGCCCATAAGAACGCCCAAAGATGCAGTTGTTGCACCAGCCGTATCCGCTGCTTGACCAATAAAGCCTGTATTCAACGGAACTACAATTTCATATTGAAAAATTGCATTTGTATCGTCTGAAGCAATTTCATACTGAGTAACCCCAGTAGAATTTACTGCACTTCCAACTAGTCCTATAGGACGAAGACCGTAGGCTGTTTCTTGATTTGCCATATTTTTAGTCCTCTAAATCCTAATTAAGGCTCACGACTCCCTAGAAGTCGATCCACCACCAAAAGTTACACGAGATTGACGTTCAGGTTTTCCAATCGTCATCGTCGGATGTGCGTTCTCACGTAGAAGATCATGGTCAATAGCTTCAATTTGATCAGCATGTTTGCTGGCGTAATAAGAATTACGTTCTTCTATTGTTTCCAAAGGTATTCTTGCAAGAACTAACCCCCCTACAGAAAAAACACCTTCAAATTGACCTGAATCGGCTACGGGAGCTTCAAAATCGGGATACTCATCGCGTCGAACTAACTCGTAGCCTTCACGAAGTCTTGCGGAAATATTCTGACGATCTTCTACGCCTCGTACTTCTGCTCTTATCCACCGATGTTTAAAACCCTCTGGTGCAGGTGGTGCATCTAATTGTTGGGGTGGAGTCCACGGCTTTCTTTTTGCCGTTTTCTCTCTCGTATTTTTTGCGCGAGGAGTTCTATCTAAGCCTTGAAGTCCACTTTTATTTTCTTCTTTACTCATTTTATTCTCCTTCACGAGTTTGTACGTCTTTCATTTTGCATTTTCAAAAGGCTTTTTGCATATTCCTCTAAAGGTACACCTAGCTTTTTGGCTATGACCTTTTGGGTTTCGGTAAGCCGGACTTTTGTTGAGCGCCCAGTATTTTTTGTGCGAGAATTTCCAGCCACCGTCTGAACGTTACGTCGGCTAGGCTCGTTATTTATTGTATTTTGTTCGTTATAATCAACATTGTCAAATTTATCTGGAAAATAATTTTTAATTCTCTTGTTAAGTTCTGCATAATATTCAGCACTTTGGGGATCATAGTTTTCCTGTTCTACTAAAACTTTATGTATACCAAAAGCTGCAAATGTTTTAACCGTACTGTATGGATCATCTTTTCCAAACCAAGAATTTTCTTCTTGTTGCGCCCATTGCTGCGCTTGCGGATCAACAGGGGGTGGAGAATTTACCTGCGGTGGGATTTGTTGTTGTTGCTGTTGCTGCTGTTGCTGCTGTTGAGCAAGTTGTTCTTGGCGTTCTTGAGCAATTTTAGCTTGTTGCACTTTGTCCTTTGCAACTGCTATTTCTGTAAGACGTTTTTGAGCTTTAATTGTAGCATCAGTATCGCTTATTTCTACCGCCCTACGTAACTCTTCCTCAACTTGTTTTTCTTCAGCGTCAACTCTACCGCCATATTCTTCAACATAACCTTTATCTAGTTGATTTATTCTTTGTTTAATGTCTTTATTTTCAGTGACAACACTTCTAGCGTAATTTAAAGCTTCTTCCTCTCGACGTTGAGATTCACGCATTTTATGTGTTAATTTGTTTATCCTTTTCTGAACAGAAGAACTATATTCTTGTTGTTCTGTTTCAGAATCTAAGGTTTCTTCTTTACCTGTATCATTTTCAACTAAAATTTCAGAATTTTCTTCTAAATCAAGAACTTGTTGATTATTTTCATTTTCCATTATTTATAAACCTCTTAAAAAGATAAAATATCGTCTGGATTAGCTATTGTCGCTAAAACTTCATCATCATTTATAATACGAACTTCTCCACCTTCAATACGAAATCTTGAGCCAGCGTAACGAGGAAAAATTACCCAATTTTTTTCTTCACACCACGGACCACTAGGAAATTTTTCTTTATCTTTATAAGCTAATGGACCTTTTTTTAAAATATAACCAACTACGGTTTGTATTTGTCCATCCTCAAGAACTTGATTTGGAATATGGATACCGCCCTCAGTAGTTGCTTTACCTCTATACGGTAAAATAAGTATTCTCCACCCAGTAGGTTGCGGCATTCGATCAATAAGAGATTTATCTAATAAAGCTGGATCTAAAACCCTTTTATCGGCTTCTACATACGATTCTTTAATAGATGTTATTGTGTCATTCATCTAAAAGCTCCTGTTTTTCTAGCAGGCCCGTGAGTTCCTGTGAAATATAATTTAAACCATTTAATTCACCCATCAATTCACGATATTGTTCCATGTTTTTAATACCGTTGTTTTCAAGGTGTTGTGTAAGAACACTTTTTCTATTTTTTATAATTTTCTGGATATGTTGTACTAATAAAATATAATCCATAATTATGCAATAATATATAATAATTGTATATTATGCTAGCTCTTTTTTAGTCATTTCTAAAGAAAGTTTTAAAGTTTTATGATTTCTACTTAACCAACCTTTTCCAAAAGTGTCAAAAGTTGATAATCTTTTATAAAAATCTTCTCTTGATTCCGCTAATTGTTCAATTATAACTTGTGTATTACCTGATGACATTGCTTTTAATGTTTGAGGGCCAATAAAACCATCTGATTTTACACCCACAATTTTTTGTAAAGCTTTACTAGCCCTAGAAACACCCGAATTTACTGCCCAATCAAAAACAGAAAAATCAATTCCTAAAAATAATTCATCACCTTTTACTTTATCCCAGTAATTATTTTTATAAATAATTTTTACGTCTTCAATATTTATATTTTTCATTTCTTCTTCGGTTACAGAACGACCTAAATATTTTTCATAAACTTTTTGTGTAATACCTTTATTTGTTCTACCACCGGGATCATCAGGATGATTTACGTATCCTCCCTCATGTTCAAGCACAACCGATAAACTTCTATCAAAATTTTCTAACATTTCCACCTTCTTCTTGCTTGTCTAATTCTAGAATTAGGGTTATTTCTTGTTTTTGCTGAACTTTTTTTAAGTTGACCCAAAGACCTTGCACAAAAAGATTTTCTTCTTTTTGCTGCTTTACTTCCGGGTTTTACCTTGCCCGTTACGGCTGTTTTAAGTTTAGATCCGGGATTGGCTTTTCTATAGGCTTTAACGCCTTTTTTAGTCATGCCTGCACCCGCTTTTGTTGGACGATAATTTGCACCTTTTCCTTTTGTTGTTCTCGGAATAGGTTTTTCTTTTCTTTCTGCCATTATTTTTTAAATCCTTTAATTCCACGAATACCGAAACTAGCTGCAATAGAGGCATACATAGCATAAGTAAACCAATCAGGTGCAGCTTCTAACGCTACAAATCCTTGCTCTATATAAGGTTGCATTTGAGGAATAAACGATAAAGCTATGATAATTATAAATAAAATTGTCCATGCTTCGTCTTTCCATGAATCTGCCGATGCTTCAGCCATAATTTTTTCCCAACCTGCTTCATGGGTAGCGGCAACTTTCATAACTTCCGCCTCTGCATTAGCTTTTGCAACTTGAGCTTTTGCCTTTGCTTTAGATTTAGCTACACGCCCTTCTACAAAAGTGTTGGCTAAATTAGCAAGTGGTCCTATAAAATTGATCATGTAACTTTCCTAAATTTTTTAGTTTTTGCAGCAATTTTTTTAGGTTGTTTTGCAAATTGTTTACCTTGGGCTTTAGCTTTTCGTTTTGCTTTGGTGGTTGCTGCGTATTCTTTAGCAGAAAGGGACTTTATAGCCTTTTCAGGCAAGTATCGTTCTCCCGTTTCTGAAGATTTTTTACCTGATTTGGTGCGCCATTTCTGTTTTGTCCAAGACTTTAAACTACGTTGAGATTTTTTTAAGGCCATTTTATTTTCTCTTTTTACTAATTACTTTTTTTTAATTTTCTTTTTAGTAGTTTTTTTCTTTTTAGTAGTTTTTTTCTTTTTTAAAACACCACGACCTATAAGAACGTCTTTTTTTGTAATTTTACCATCTCCGTCTAAATCAGGAAATTTTTTCTTAGCCATAATTACACCTTTTTTCTATTATGTTGTTTACGAATAGACTCTTTACCACGTTTAGCTATTGCAGCTTGTTTTGGTTTTTTTTGAACTTTAGCTCTTTGTTCCATTACGGTTAGTATTTGTATCTTACGGGCAAAAGGTTTATTAGTTCTTTTAACTTTTGCTACCGTAGCTCTAGCATCAGCTTCAGTTGCGTATTTAATCTTAACGGTGTCTTTTGGATTTTCATCAGTATAAAGTCTACGATCACTATCTTTTGGTTTTTTACCTGTGCCAGTTTTAGGATCTTTTTTCTTTTTCATAACTTTATCCTTAACTAGAAGAGGAGACTCCAGTAGCGTGGTCGGGGGGATGAGACTTATGCGAGTAAGCCCCTCTGGAATCTCCTCTGTTAATTTTTATATCCACCACCTGCTTTTTTATACTCTGACGCTAATAGTTGTGCTTTTCTTGCGGACCATTGACCGGGATTACCACCCTTAGATCCCGCTTTAATTTTATTAAACAATCGTTTTCTCATAGTAGGTTTTGTGTAATTACCCGCTTTGTTTACCGTGCTTTTTGCTTTAGGCTTAGATTTTGAACTAGATTTAGGCTTTGAGCTAGATTTAGATTTACTCTTTGTTTTAGTCCTTGTTTTAACTACTGACATAACGGCTCCTAAACTAATTTATCTATCTTATTAGTGTTATTTTTTTGTTGCGTTTGTTTTTGTTCTTGTTCTTGAATTTGTTGTTGTTCAACATTATTTTTTTGAACTAAAGGTGGAATAGGGTTGCTATAATTAGTTTTAACTTCCGTCATTTTTTGCTCATCCATGCTGTAACACCCATGTATGCTCCAACTATTCCAGCTTGACTAATATAAAATAAACCTAACAAATCACTTAAAGCATTAACTCGATTTTCCGTTACTATGGGTGTGAATAAGATAATCGTTCCTATAATCATTGCAATCATAGCCGCCCAAGCCATTTTTTTTTGAGATTCTGCTTTTTCTTCTCTTAAATCTAATTCTAAAAACTCTTTATTAAGTAATATTTCTTGATCACTTACCGTACCATCTTTGTTAATATCGTATTTATTATAAATACTATTAGGATCTAGTTTTTTTTGGTTCATTTTTTTTACCAGCAGAACTTAAAGCAATGGCTATCGCTTGTCTTTGAGGATATCCCTCGGACATAAGTTTCTTAATATTCTTACTAATGGTTTTATCACTTGAACCTTTTTTTAAAGGCATTTAACAACTCCTAAAACTCCCACCTCTTTCAGCATCACCCATACCTCTTTTTTTACCTTTAATCATAATTCCTTTAGCTGTATTAGGTGTTGCTTCTTCTTTAATTTCAGCATAAGGAATTTTACCTTGACCTTTAATATCTGCAAAATTTTGAGGAGTAGGTGCATTAGCTCCCGGCCCACTTATAATTTTAACACTGCTCATTTATTTATCCTTTATTTTGTTGTTTGAGTATTTCTCTATCCATAGCTGCTTGTATTCTAGCAGAGGTTTGTTTTTGTTGACTATCTAATCTTTGTTGAAACTCTTGACCTTTACGCAACTCTTTTTGTTGATCTAAAGCTAATTCTGCTTGATCTCTAGCTATATCCGCTTGAGAATCTTGCGCTTTAATCTGAAGTTCTTGTTGTTTTAATTCTACAAGTGGATCAGGACCTTGAGGTTGACCCATCATCATAATTTGCATATTAAGCTGTTTAACTTTTTCCATTTCTTCCGCTATAAGTTGAGCTACTAAAGAATCTAACTCTAATACTTGCGTGTCTATTGGCGGTTGACCTTGATTTTTTTGCATCATCATATTCATGGCACGTTCTCTAGATTTAATCTGAACATGTTCAAAAACATGTTTTTGTATCGCTATGGTAACCGCCGGCAAAGCACTTGCCGCACCTGAAGCTGCAAACAATAAATGTGCATATATATGAGCATCATGGTTTTGACCTTCAAACGCTTTTAATTCTGTGCCCTCTAAAGCATCTATATTTTCTTGTGCAGGATCTTTTGGCACTGGATCTTCCGAAGAAGGCGCTTTTAAAATTTTATCTATGTCCGCAACACCTAAAGCTTCATACATGCGACGATAAGCTTCGTGCATGTTGTGCATTTCAGGAGCTTGAGCTGCTAAACTCATTTGTGCTTGTGCAAGAGAAATTCTTTGAGCTTGTGAAAAAATATTTGGATTAGAAACAGGTACAACATCTACTCTATCATCAAAATCCTCTGATTTTATAGCTTGATCAGCATTAGCTATAGAATAAGGATATTCGGGCGGTAAATAGTCCCCCATAATTCTAGCTAAAAGCTTAAACTCAATTTTCATAGCATAATGTAGACGTTTATGCACCGCGCTCATCACACGAGTGCCTTGTTCTAACATAGCTATAGTAGTTCCAACGGCCGCACCTTGATTACCGTCACCCACTTTTAAATCCGTAATGGTTGCAAAACGACGGCCCGCATCTACAACAAAACCAAGTAATTGAAATAAAGTGCTGTCCGGACCTTTAAAAGGTAAAGGCATCAAACTATCGCGTATAGCACCTCCCGGAGCATCAACATCTCTAAACTCACCGGGTTGTAAAGGATCATCATCATCTCTGATTCGTAAGCCACGGGCCTTGAAACCTGCTGGTAAATTAGAAAGTGTTCCCGCATCAATTAACTGACGCAAAGCTGCCGTAGCAGCCCTTGAAAGACCTCCGATTGTGTGTATTAAACCTAATCCATAAAAGCCAAAACCCGGTAAAAACTTGTAATGAACAAAATATTGTATTTTAGACTTCTTTAAATCATCTTCTTCATAGTTTCTACGAATAGATAAAATTTGACCACTATCTTCACTTATAGTTACAATATAAGGTATTTTTATTCCGGTTGGCTCTCCTTCTTCATCTTTTTCTTCAAACCCCGGCAAATCCAAGTCCACATGACATTCCAATAACGTGCAATCATAATCAACATTTGACGGATGTAACCCATCAATAAACTCAATTTGATCTGAAATACCGTCTGAATTTCCTTGAGAGGGATGGACCGGCACATCTCTATAAAATCCTGATACTTGTTTTTTACGTAAGGCATTAAGCGGCATTCTAAGAATTTGAGTGATGTTTGGACAGCTTTCCAAGTCACTTGCTTCATACGGAACAACCAAGTTTTCAGCGGGGACAAAGCTGCTAATAGCTCTTTCCATTGTTTCATCATAATAGACCTTTTTAAATGTAGAACCAGCTAGCGGAAGATAAAATAACATCTGGTCAAATTCAGGTGTATATTCTTCCATTACATTTGTAATGTAATAATTCATAAACTCTTTAACACGTTTAGCTTGCGCTTCTTTTTCACGAGTTAAAGAACCTAAAACAGTTGTTCTAACAGGCCCTCCTGAAGGTAACAGTTCATTGAACGCTTGTGCTTGAAACTGCGTAGCAGCTTCCGCTAAAAGAGGGTGGGTCACACCCGTTGCACCACGAAAGGGTTGCGTTCTTTCTTCGTATGTAAAGCCTAATAACTCTAAACCTTTTGAATAAGAATCTTCCCAATCTTTACGAGAAGACCTGTTAGATTGATATTCTGAAATAAGTTCAGAAGAAATTGAACCTAATTCTTGATCACTTAATTCTTCGGCTAAATTGCTAAAAAAATCTGCGCTACCACGTATGTTTGATGATAACGGATCTAAGTCAATCACTACACCACCATCTTCAGAAGGGGTTATTTCTATTCCTTCCATCAAACTGTTTATAGACATATCTTCGGGTAAGTCTAAATTTATTTCAGAAACTAAATCTTCCGTATCTAAAGCGGAAGAGTTTGTATCCATTAAAGATCCAGCCGGTTTTTCAGCCATAATAATTACCTATGTTTAGCTCTAGTAAATCCTTTAATTGCAATACCATCAATAGATTTTTTTCTATATACAGCACCGCCGCGTGACTTCTCCATAACTCTTCTAGAACCCTCTGCTGCCGCTGCCGCACCTAGTAAAGGTGCTTTTGGAATACTTTTTATAGGTTCTAAACTTTCATCAAATTTTTGTTTTGTTTTTTTTAATTTTTCTATACGTTCTTTTTTTATTTTATTTTTATTTACAAGATTTTCTAGTTTTTTTGCGTCTTTAACGGTAAAATCTTTAAATACGCCTTTTCCTTTAGCCATATCCTTAAAATCAAAATCTTTTTTTTCTATTTCATCAAAAGCTTTTTTTATTTTAGAATCACCAAATTTATCTTTTGCTGCTGATAATCCTTTTTTTACAATTTCTTTAATTATTTTAATTTTCACGTATTTAAAATCCTCAACGTTATGCTCTTTCTAAAGATATTTTAAACCGACCTTCTGGCGTTCTTTGAAAAAAATCTTCTAACCCCATAGGTCTTTTAATATAAGTTTCCTCTATGGGATCTATACCTGTTCCCGATATTTTTGTAAAACCACGTTCTTCGTTTTCACCTAAATTACTTTGAATAGATTTTTTACCCGATTCATATTTAAAAAATTTAGAATCTACATTATTATTTACAGAACCACCTTCTGCAAATGAGGGACGTACATTTGTATCGTAAAGTCTTCTGCCTAATGCTCCTTGATTAACATCAAAATCATAGTATTGAGGACGATTTAATCGGTCCTCATACACATAGCTAAGTGGTGTAACAAAACGCTCAACTTGAGGTAATATTCTTGGTCTACTAGCGGGAAAAACGTTTGCTGTTGTAGACTGCTCTTCACCTGATTGAGGCTCTGTCGGCATCGTTAAAGCATCTTCTAAAATTTCTCCCGTTGCTAAAGTAGCAGGAACGCCTAATTGACCAAAA